CCAGCCCGGCGCCCTCAATATGACGGCGATCAAGGAACTGCAGCAGGCCCTGAGCCTGTTGGAAAAGGTCAAGGACAAAGCCCCGGTCACCACCGGNGACGGCCGGCAGATGACGGCGGAAGAACTGCAGGCGGAGATACGCAAAGTCTATGGGATCTGAACTGTTCTATCCCTACCAGCAACGGTGGGTGGGCAACGACAGCCGGTTCAAGATCGGCATGTTCGCCCGCCAGACCGGCAAAACCTTCACGACGACCTTCGAGATCGCCAGGGATTGCCAACTGGCCGACCTCGGCGGCGGCCGGCTGCGCTGGGTGATCCTCTCCCGCGGCGAGCGCCAGGCCAAGGAGGCGATCGAAGAAGGTGTCAAGCGCCATTGCCAGGCCCTGGGCTCGATCGTCCGCAGCCGCGAGGAGGACTGGACAACCGACGGCGCCACCTACCGGGCCCTCGAAGTCGAGTTCCCCGGCGGCAGCAAGATCACCGCCCTGCCGGCCAACCCCGACACTGCCCGCGGCTTCTCGGCCAATGTGTTTCTTGATGAGTTCGCCTTCCATCAGGACTCGCGCAAGATCTGGACCGCGCTGTTCCCGGTGATCAGCGCCGGGCACCGGCTGCGGGTGGTCTCCACCCCGAACGGCAAGGGCAACAAGTTCTACGATCTGATGACCGGCAACGATGCCATCTGGTACCGCCAGACCACCGACATCTACCAGGCGGTGGCCGACGGCCTGCCGCGCGATATCGACGAGCTGCGCACCGCCCTGGGCGATGACGACGCCTGGTCCCAGGAGTACGAGTTGAAATGGCTCGACGAGGCCAGCGCCTGGTTGAGTTTCGAGCTGATCAGCTCCTGCGAGGACGATCTGGCCGGCCGGACGGAACTGTACGCGGGCGGCCCCTGCTATGTCGGGGTCGACATCGGCGCCCGCAACGACCTGTTCGTGATCTGGGTCGACGAGCTGATCGGCGACGTCTTCTGGAACCGCGAGATCATCGCCCGCAAGCGGATCAGCTTTCTCGAGCAGGACGTGCTGCTCGACGAGATCTTCGACCGGTACAACGTGATCCGCTGCTGCATGGACCAGACCGGCATGGGCGAGAAGCCGGTACAGGACGCCGTCCGCCGCCACGGCTCGCGGGTCGAGGGGGTGCTGTTCACCGGCCCCAACAAGCTGACCCTGGCCACCCTGGGCAAGGAGCAGTTCGAGGACCGCAAGTGCCGCATCCCGATGGGCGACAAGGAGCTGCGGTCCGACCTGCACAAACTGCAGAAGATCACCGGCCCGACCGGCACCCCGCGCTTCGTCGCCGAGAGCGATAGCAGCGGCCATGCCGACCGCACCTGGGCCAAGTTTCTGGCGGCCAATGCGGCTCAGGGGTCATGGGACGTCGAATTCGAATCAACCGGGATAGCCAGGGCCTCGAGCGGCCTCGAACGGTTCGTGGGGTAAACGATGATGGACGAACAGCAGATAGCGGTACCGATAGCCGACGAGATCGCCTCCCTGGGGCAGGACCCGGATATCTTCGCCGGGTTCATCATGGACAATCCCGACCCGACGGTATTGGCAGAAGCCAGAGGCAAGGGGCTCAAGCTCTACGACGAGGTCGACCGCGACCCCCATGCCGGCAGCGTCCTGCAGACCCGCTACCTGGCGGTGGCCGGGGAGAAGTGGGAGGTCCAGCCGGCCGACGAGAGCGCCAGGAGCAAGGAGGTCGCTGAGTTCGTCACCGAGGCCTTAAAGAACTGCAACTTCGGCCAGGCGGTCGGCGAGATGCTGCAGGCTATCCTCTACGGCTATTACCCGGCCGAGGTGCTGTGGACGCAACGGCCGGACGGCAAGATCGCCATCGCCAAGCTCCGCGCCAAGCATCCTCGCCGCTTCGCCTTCACTCTCGAGCGGGAGCTGCGGCTGTTGACCAAGGCGGCGCCGCGGGACGGCGAGGCGATCCCGCCCGCCAAGTTCCTGGTCCTGACATGGGGCGATTCGGACAACCCCTACGGCAAGGGCCTGGGGCAGCGAATCTGGTGGTCGGTGTGGTTCAAGAAGCACGGCATCAAGTTCTGGCTGATCTTTCTCGACAAGTTTTCGATGCCGACCCCGATCGGCAAGTACCCGGCCGGGTCGACGAAGGAGCAGAAGAACACCCTCCTCGAGGCGCTCCAGGCGATCCGCACCGAGACCGGGGTCACCGTTCCCGAGAACATGGCGATCGACCTGCTCGAGGCAGCCCGCAGCGGTTCGGTCAGCTATGAAGACATGTGCGACTACATGGACCGCCAGACCAGCAAGGCGGTGCTCGGCCAGACCCTGACCACCGAGGTCCAGGGCGGCAGCTACGCCGCCAGCCAGACCCACAACGAGGTGCGGCAGGAGATCAAGGAGGCCGATGCCGGCATGGTCGCCGAACTGGTCAACGCGACCCTGGTGCGGTGGCTGGTCGACTTCAACTTCGCCGGCGCCCTCTACCCGGTCTTCCGTTATCGGACCGAGAAGGAGCAGACGCTGAAGGAGTTGGCCGAGCGCGACAAGATCCTCGTCACCGAGGTCGGGGTCCAGGTCGACGCTGATTACTGGTACGACACTTACAACCTGCCGCGGCCGGCCGGCGGCGCCCAGGTGATTGCACCCGCGGCCCCGACCCCGGCGCCGATGTTCGCCGAGCCGCAGCGGCCGCAATTCACCCCGGCCCAGCAGGCCCTCGAGGACATGGCCGATACGGTGCTGGCCGCCGATCCGCTGGCCGGCAACGAGGAGCTGATCGCCCAGGTGGTCGAGAATGCCGCCTCCTTCGAGGAGGCGATGGAGAGAATGCTGACGCTGTATCCCCGGCTCGATATGGACCGGCTGCAGGAAGACCTGGCGGTGGCGCTGAACAACGCCCGGCTGCTGGGGCGCAAGGAGGCTCAGGATGGCGGTTGAGCAGGGTTTCAACCTGCCGATGACCGGGGCCCAGGAGTTCTGGAAGGGCAAGGTCCTGCTCGGCAAGGCCGATTTCAACCGGCTGTCCGACGAGGCCAAGCTCCGGGCCTTCGCGATCTCCGGGATCGCCAAGGGCGACGAGCTGCAGTCGGTCTACACCGCCTTGGAGCGGGCGATCAATAATGGCGAGAGCTTTGACAAATTCAAAACCGCCTGCCGCGAGATCTTCGAGCGGCGGGGCTGGACCGGCAAGCGGGCATGGCGGGTCGACAACATCTTCCGCACCAACATCCAGACCGCCTACAACGTCGGCCATTACGAGCAGCTCGAGGCGGAGAAAGACGTCGTGCCCTACTGGCAATACTCGGCGGTCAACGACCGGCGAACCCGCCCCACCCATCTGGCGATGAACGGCCGGGTGTGGCCGGCCGATCATCCGATCTGGAACAAGTGGTATCCGCCCAACGGCTACCGCTGCCGCTGCTCGGTGATCGGGCTGACCAAGGGCCAGGTCGAACGCCGGGGCCTCAATGTCGAGGAAGACGATCCGACCGATAAGCCGATCATGGGGATCTCGCCGAAAACCGGCCGCGAAGAACTGATGCCACGGCAGCTGCTGCCCGATCCCGGCTTCGAGATGCACCCCGGCAAGATGTGGCAGGAGCTGGCCGGCCGCACCCTGAGCGAGCGGCTGGACAGCTGGCACGGCAAGATCGCCGCCCCCCTGCTGCTGGAGATGATCGAGAGCCCGGTCTTTGCCGCCTGGTACAAGCAGCCGGCCGGGCTGTTCCCGGTGGGCCGGCTGGGGCAGGCCCATGCCGACGAACTCGGGGCGACGACCAGGGCGGTCAACCTCTCGGCCGAGACCGCGCAGAAGCAGCGGCGCAATCATCCCGACATCAGCCCGGCCGATTACCGCCACGTCCAGGAGACCATCGACCGGGGCACGGCGATCAAGGACGGCACCAAGGCGATGATCTTCGTCCTCGAGGATGGCGGCTATGTCACGGTGATCAAGTCGACCAGGACCGGCCAGGGGGTGTTCGTGACCAGCTTTCGGCGGCTGTCGCGGGAGGCGGCGAAGAAGGATGTGGAGATGCAGCGGCTGCTGCGCAAGGAGCAATGAGACGGCATGCGGCGGGGCCTCCCCTTCCCGATGCTCCGGGCAACCCCGCATGGCGCTCCGTACCGGCCAGGCCGGTCCGTGCTACGGCCGGGAGAATATCACCGTGTCGCGCATGCCGATGAGAAAAAGATACCGCAGCACCGGGCAAAAGTCAAAAAGCGCGAAAATGGCCTGTAAGCGGTCTTTGCCCTATGACGTCCGGATGCACGCACGATGTCCGGTGCGGTCAATACAGAAGAATTTAAACGGGTTTTAAACGGGGTTTCGATGATCAGCCCAGGAATGCGAATCGACGACCGGGAACTCGACGTGGTGCTCGGCCGGATCATCGCCCGCTGCAACGACAAGAAACCGGCGTTGCGGACGATCGGGGCGATCGGCCGGGAGTCGATCCGGACCAACTTCATGGAGAGCGGCCGGCCGGTGAAGTGGCAGCCGTCGAAGCGGACCGACGAACAGGGCCTGCCGGGCAAGTCCGGCTCGACCCTGCGCGACACCAACCGGCTGATGAACTCGATCACCAGCTCGGTGCAGGGCGACTCGGTGATCATCGGCACCAACGTCGAATACGCGGCGGTGCACCACTACGGGGCGAAGAAGTTCAGCTTCGGCACCTTCGCCCACCGGGTCCGNCGCCATGAACGGNTCAGCCGCAAGGGCAACCGCTACGAGGTCCGCGAGCATGAACGCCGGGTGCGGCTGCCCTGGGGCGATATCCCGGCCCGGCCCTTCATGGTGCTGCAGAACGAGGACATTGCCGAGATGGAGCTGGTCTTGGCCGAACATCTGACAGGAGGAAGCGATGGCAGACGGTAAGGGGTTCGAGGGCTGGGTGGAGATCTTCCGGGGCGGCCGGCAGACGGCGGCCAACGGCAAGGAGTACGACGGCGACGAGTTGATCGCCAAGGCGGTGGCCGGGTTCGACCCGGCCTTCCACGAACCGCCGGTGGTTCTCGGCCACCCGCAGGGCGACATGCCGGCCTACGGCTGGGTCGAGGCCCTGAAAAGCGAGGTGGCCGGCGGCGCCAAGGTCCTGTTCGCCCGGTTCAAGCAGGTGGTGCCGGAGTTTGCCGAGGCGGTGGAGAAGGGCCGGTTCAAGAAGCGCTCCGCCGCCTTCTACCCCGATGGCCGGCTGCGTCATGTCGGTTTCCTGGGGGCGATGGTGCCGGCGGTCAAGGGGCTGGCGGAGATCAAATTCGAGGATGGAGCGGAGCCGATCGAGTTCTACGACCAGCGGCTGGGGACGCTGGCCCGGATCTTCGGGCGGCTGCGCGACTACCTGATCGAACGCGACGGCACAGAGAAGGCCGACCAGGTTATCAGTTCCTGGGAGGTGGACGATCTTAAAGGGGAGGCGATGCGGGATGAGCCGATCGAGGCCGTAACGGTCGCCTACTCGGAACCAAAGGAGACGAGTATGTCAGAGACGACGACGCTGACCCAGGCCGATATCGATGCGGCCAGGGCGGCAGGGAAACAAGAGGCCGAGGCGGAGTTCGCCGAGCGGCAGAAGATTGAGGCGCTGGCGGCCGACAAGGAGCGGATCGCCGCCTACCTCAAGACTCCGCTCAAGGACGGCGGACCGCTGCCGGCCTGGATCGATGGCGGCCTCGGCGAGTTCCTCGAGGCCCTGGCCGGCGAGGAGGCGATCGAGTTCGGCGAAGGCGATAAACGGCCGCGGCTCGACTGGGCCCTGACCTTCCTCGGCGGGATCGCCGCCGGGCCGGAGTTCAAGGAGATCGCCGGCCGTGGGACCGAGGCGACCGTCAGCGGCGATCCGCGCGAGGTCGCCCGGCAGGCCGTCGAGTTCAAGGAGGCCGAGGCGGCCAAGGGCCGGACCATCACCATCACCGAGGCCGTCGCCCACGTCACCGCAGCGGCTCGGTAACCATCAGCACAACATCAGGAGATCATCATGAACCCTATTCTCACCAAGAGTGTCACCGCCGGGGCGGCCGTCACCGGTCGTCGCTTCCTCAAGCCCGGGGCAACCGCCGGCCAGTTTATCCAGGCGGCGGCGGCAACCGATTTGATTGTCGGCGTGTCCGATGTCCTGGGAGGCGCCTCCGGCGCCCGGGTCGACATGCACCTGGCCGGGGTCGTCGAGGTCGAACTCGGCGGCACCGTCGCCGCCGGCGCCCAGCTCTCCGCCGACTCGGTCGGGCGGGGGGTCGCCGCCGTGTCCACCAACCGGGTCGGCGGGATCGCGATGACCGCCGGCGTCTCCGGCGACATCATCGACGTTCTGCTCGCCCCCTGCCTGTTCTAACCGGGCGATAACCGTTTTTTCATAACCTCACCTGAAGGAGAGTAGACCATGCCCGCACCGTTTCCCATTACCCCGGCCCTGATGGCGATCGCCATCGGCTACCGCAACACGGCGTTGATCGCCGACGAGGTCCTGCCGCGGACCCCGGTCGGCAAGCAGGAGTTCAAATACCTCAAGCATACCATGAGCGAGGGCTTCACTCTGCCCGACACCAGGGTCGGCCGGCGCGGCCGGCCCAACGAGGTCGAGTTCAGCGCGACCGAAGTGACTGCCTCGACCGAAGACTGGGGCCTCGATGACCCGATCCCGCAGTCCGATATCGACAACGCCCCGGAGGGTTACGATCCCCTGGGTCGGGCGGTGGAGGGCATCATGGACCTGGTCGAGCTCGACCGCGAGGTCCGGACCGCCGGCCTGGTGTTCGACGCCAATCAGTACGCGACGGCGAACAAGATCACCCTGTCCGGGACCAGCCAGTTCTCCGACTTCGTCAACTCCGATCCGGTCGGGGTGATCATGGCCGGGCTCGACGCGATGATCATGCGCGGCAACGTCATGGTCATCGGCCGCCCTGTCTTCTCCAAGCTGGCGCAGCATCCCAAGATCATCAAGGCTGTGCTCGGCAACTCCGGCGACTCCGGGGTCGCCACCCGCAAGCAGATCGCCGATCTGTTCGAGCTCGAGGATGTGCTGGTCGGCGAGGCCTTCGTCAACACCGCCAAGAAGGGCCAGGCGGTGACCCTGTCGCGGACCTGGGGCAAGCATCTGGCCCTGATCCACCGGAACAAGACCGCCACCACCCGCTCCGGCGCCACCTACGGGGTCACCGCCCAGTTCGGCAGCCGGATCGCCGGCAGCATCCCCGACAACTCGATCGGGCTGCGCGGCGGCCAGCGGGTGCGGGCCGGCGAGAGCGTCAAGGAGGTCATCTGCGCCAACGACCTCGGCTACTTCGTCCAGAACGCGGTGGCGTAACCGATAACCGATGAACGGGCTGCCGCGACCGGCAGTCCGTGACCAATACAGAGGAACATCATGGCCGAGGACAATGACGTGCGGAAATATCTGGTGGTCTCGCCGCTGCTGGCGGACGGGAAGGAATACAAGGTCGGCGCCCGGATCGATCTGCCGGCCGAGACCGGCGAGGCCCTGGCCGCCCAGGGGGTGGTGAAACCGGTGGTATCGGGCAAGCCCAAGGGTAAAGAGGAATGAGCTACGCGACCCTGGCCGACCTGCAGGCGATGCTCGACAATGCCGTCCTGGTCGACCTGACCGATGACGACGGAACCGGAACGGTCGACACCACCAAGGTCACCCAGGCCCTGGAGACGGCGGACGTTGAGATCGACGCCTATCTCGGCGAGCGCTACCCGCTGCCGTTGACCGCGGTACCGGCGATCGTCACCAAGGTCGCCGCCGATCTGGCAATTTTCAACCTCTATGCCCGGCGCTCCGGACCACCGGAACACTGGCAGAAACGCTACGACAACGCCATCCGGCTGCTCGACAAGGTCCGTACCGGCGAGCTGAGCCTCGGCGCCACCGATCCCCAGGCCACCGGCAGCAGCGACGAGGCGGCCGTATCGGCCACAACGGCGGTATTTTCGAGCGAGACCTTAAAGAACTATTAGCGAGCGATGAAACAGCTGCTAACCGACTGCCGCCAGACCATCCGAACCGGGCTGACCTACATCCGGCCGACCGATGTCTACATCACCGAGGACGTGCGGTTGATCCGCCGGGCCGGGTCGTATCCGGCGATCGGGATGAAGGACGGCGGCATCAACTTCGGCCAGGAGGCCAGCGACCAGGGCGACCTGATCTACGGGGCCACGGTCGCGGTCTATGTCCAGCTGACCCGCCAGGAGGCGGCGATCATGGGGGCGGTCGACCAGAAAGGGGTGCTCGAGGTGGCGGCGGACGTCGTCAGCCTCCTCAAGGCCGCGACCTTCGGCCGGTTCGATGCGGTGCGGGTGATCTCCCAGAGCGAGTCCGAGATCCTCGTCGCCGACGGCCAGGCGATCGTCATGATGCTTGTCCGGTTCGAATTCGACATCTACGAATAGAGGAGTGCACAAATGGCAAATGAAATAACCGGGCGTGAAACGATCTGCGGCTTCAAAAAAGCGGCGACCTGGCACACGCCGGTGGCCTGCGGCGCCGGGAACGGGGTGCTGATCCTCGCCGACAACATCAAGGTCGGGCTGGGGATCGAGCTCGACGAATCGGCCGGCCAGCAGTGGGTCACCGAGGCCGACGCCGGGGTCGAGACCGTCGCCGGCAACATCGAGGCCTATATGCGCTACGAGGGTTTCGACCTCTGGCTGGCGCTGATCATGGGCTCGGCCGGGGTGCCGGTGCGCAAGGAGCTGACCTCCGCCTACGCCAACGCCTACGACATGACCTCCAAGATCGACGGCCTGTTCGGCACCCTGGCGCAGCTGAAGCTGCTCAACAAGGTGTGGGAGTACCCGTCGGTCAAGCTGCACGGCTTCAAGCTTACCGCCGAGATGAACAAGCCGGCGAAGATCAGCTTCGACGCCATCTGCGACACCATGGTCCGTAATTCGACGACCAACACCGCCGCGACCATGGCGACGGTGACCGCGCTGAAAGAGAACCGGATCATCATGAACAGGGACACGGTGTTCCGGATGAACAATCAGGCCGATGTCGCCCTGAGCGACACCGACAAGCTCTATCCGTCGAGCTTCGAGCTGACCTTCACCCGGCCGATGGACTCCGATTTCGTCGCCGGTCAGTCCGGGGTCGACGAGCCGGCCGACAACGGCTTCCCGGCGATCACCATGGCGCTCAAGTTCCCGCGCTACAACACCGCCAACGACGCTTATTTCGACGACTGGCAGGGCGCGGTCAGCAAGAAGATGGATATCACCTTCACCGGCAAGACCATCGAGGGGGCCTATGCCTACCAGTTCCGGCTGCTGTTCTCCAATCTCAAGATCGACAGCCCGGAGGCCAAGGTGTCGGGGCCCGGCAAGATCCCCTATTCGATGAACCTGAAGGGGATCGGGGCCAGCGCCGCCCCCGCCGGCATGACCACCCTGACCGCGCCGATGCGGATCGAAGTGGTCAACGAACTGACCGCCAACCCGCTGGCGTAACGAGGACTTGACATGGACGAACTGAACCTCGCCGACATCATCGATACCCGCGACGAGCAGCCGCCGATCTGGGTGGCCTACCCCGGATCGGCGACCTTCACGGTCCTGGTGCGGCCGATCGGCGGCAAGCAGCAGGAACTGATGCAGGCGGCGACCGAACCGCAGTGGGACCTGGCGATGATGAAGAAGCGCCAGGTGCTCAACGCCGCGAAATATCTCGAGCTGTTCGGCAGCCATGTGGTGGTGGACTGGCGGGGCCTGACGGTTGCGGATCTGCGGCGGCTGGTCCTGATCGACAACTGGAAGAAGCTCAAAGGCTTCAGCGGCGAGATCGCCTTCGACGCCACCTCGCGGCAGCTGCTGATGACCTGGGCCCCCGGGTTCACCGCCTGGCTCAACCGGGTCACCAACGACATCGAACGGTTCAACGCGGAGCGGGAGGCCGAGGCCGAAAAAAAATAATGGCGGCGCTGCAGTTCACCCTCGACTACCCGACGGTCAACTGCAGGCAATGCCGCCAAAACCTGGAAGAAGACGAAATCGAACCGGAATGCTCCGCCTGCCCGGCCGAGGGCTGGGACATGCTGACCCGGCAGGTGCTGGCCCTGCATGACCGCTGCTGCCCCTGGGGCGAGCTGATCCTGGCCGCCGTGCCGCAGGCAATGGATGACCTGGAGATCGCCCCGAGTGACCGCCGCCTGGCCAGACGCTGCCTGGTCGGCATCCACCGGACGATCAAGCACCATCATCAGCCACAACAGGACCCGACGAAATAACCATGCCGCAGACCAACGCCAAAGTAGCCATAGAGCTGTACGTCGACGACAAGGGGACGCTGCGGGTCAAGGAGTTCGCCCGGGAGAGCAGCGAGGCCTTTCGCCAGACCGAACAGGCCGGGTCCGGGGCGGCGGGAAAGCTCAGTGCCGCCTGGGAAGGGGCCAAGGGGATGTGGGGCTGGGTCGCCGCCGGGGCCGCGGCCGCCCTGACCGCCCTGACCGCCCTGGTCGTCACCTCGGGCAAGGAGGCCAAGGAGTTGGAAATCCTGGCCCGGACGGCGAAGATGGGTGCCGACGAGTTCAAGGCCTACGCCTACGCCACCCAGTCGGTGGGGGTCTCGACCGAGAAACTGGCCGATATCAGCAAGGACGTCCAGGACAAGCTCGGCGACTTCATCGCCACCGGAGGCGGAGAATTCGCCGACTTTTTCGAAAACGTTGCACCCAAGGTCGGCCTGACCGCCCAGGCGCTGCAGCAGCTGTCCGGACCGGACGCGCTTATCGCCGTGAAACAGGCGATGGATGATGCCAATGTCAGCGCCGCCGAGCAGACCTTCTATATGGAGGCGATCGCCGATGACGCCTCGCTGCTGATCCCGCTGCTCGAGGACGGCGGCAAGGCGCTGAAGGACCAAGCCGCCAGAGCCAAGGAACTCGGCGTCGCCCTGAGCGAGATCGATAACCGCAATCTGGCCGAGGCCGGAGGCGCCGCCAGTGAGCTGGGTTCCGCCTTCGGTGGGCTGAAAAACGCCGTCGCCGCCGAATTTGCCCCGATCTTCACCGATGTGATGCGACTGGCTACCGAGCTGATCGTTGATGCGAAAGATGAGGCCCGGGCCTTTGCCGGGGTATTCGTCAATGTCGCCGAGTCGTTCAAGGGCTGGAAGGCGGTGTTCGATGGGAGGCTGGGATTCTTTGAATTCGCCAAGATGGATGCTAAAGAGTTTGACGTCTGGCTGGCGAAAAACGCCGAGACCTCGACGAAAATGGCCGACGAGAGCGTCAAGGGCCAGGGCCGGTACCAGAAACAGATCCAATCGACCACCAACTCGATCAAGGAGCAGGAGAAGGCCCAGCAGAAGATCATCGACCAGCAGAAGTCCGAGGCCGAACAACAGGCCGAAGCCGAGCGCGAGATGTACGAGGAGGCCGGGCTCGGCGCCGATAAGTATTACAGCCAGGAGGCGACCGAGCTGGTGCAGAAGGCGGCGCGGTGGAAAAAGGCCGGGGCCGATGTGATCGAGGTCGACAAGTGGCTGTATGACGAGCTGGGCAAACTCAGCGCCGAGGCCTGGGCCAAGGGCGAGACCGCCGCCGGCCAGTCGATGGATTCGATCCAGGCGATGTCGGAGACCGTGGTCGACCAGTTCGACCAGGCCAACAGTTCGGTCCAATCGGTCCTCGAGGAAATGGGGATCAAGATCGACGAGCTGGACGGCACCGAGATCGGGCTGTCGGCCCGGTTCGACGGCAGCGCGGTGGTCAGCGGGATCGACGCCCTGGTCGAAAAGTTCAAGGCGCTGCGGATGGCGGCAAACGCAGCGGCCACCGCTCCCGCCCCGTCATCGGCGCCGACATCAGGGAGCACTGGCGCCGGATCATCATCCGCCGCCGAGACGACGACCGATGCCGATTTCGGCAGCTACGCCGGCGGCGGCTCGACCATCGTCAACAACTTCAACCAGCAGCTGTCCAAGTCCGACGTGACGGCCATCATCAGCGAGCAGAAACGCCTGGAGGCCCGGAAATGACCCCTCGCTTCGTCCTCGGCACCAACGTCCTGAACTTCACCCGCGGCATCCGCTACCCGGTGGCGCGGCCGGTGGAGAAGATCCAGGTGGTTGACCGCACCGGTTCGGGCTCGCTCCAGGTCGAGGACCTTGGGGCGACGATCCGGACCTTTCCGCTGGTGTTCCGCGGCCTGCCGCTGGCCGATTATCAGGCCCTGATCACCTGGCACGGCAGCATTGCCAACGGCGCCGCCAACACCTTCAGCTACTACGACGAGGCCGGGGCTGCCAGCACCGTGCGGCTACTGACCACTAAGATCGATTTTCAGGAGACCTCGTACCAGCGCTTTGCCGGCGAGCTGCTCCTCGAGGTGGTCGGATGAGAACCGATCTGACCACCGCCTTCGTCAGCGCCAAGAACGCCAGCTTCCGGCGGCCGCGGCAACTGCTGGTGTTCAAGTTCCCGACTGCCGGCAACGTCTATGTCTCGGACCAGGCCCTGGGCGTCGGCGACGGCCTGGCCAACAACTATCAGCCGTTGGTGGAAAGCTGGGGCGAACTGCAGGATACGGCCGGCGATGCCACGGCCGCCGATGCCGGCGAGATCAGGCAGATGAGTCTGACGTTATGGAACGGCGGCGACCACCCGTTTTCCGACTACTTCCTCGCCGAACACCCCGAGAACGTCGAGGTCGAGCTGTACCAGTGGTTCGCCGGGCTGACCGAGGCGAACAAGACCTTGATCGATCGCTTCGTCGTGGCCGACCCGATCGAGTTCGACGAGGCCAGCCGGTTGCTGACGCTCGACCTGGTGTCGATGCCGATCCGCTATGATCAGCCCTGCGGCGATCTGCTGACCCGCGAGGCTTGGCCCTACGCCGCTGACGGCGATATCGGCCGCGGCATCCCCGTTGCCTGCGGCAGCCCCGGCCGTATCCCGGCCATGAAGGCCAAGACCGTGCAGCAACTGCGGCTCAAGGGTTCGATCCTGAGCGGCACCATGGTCCTGCCGGTGTACGAGGATCTCGACGAGCTGCAGTTTGCGACCTCGGGCACCGTGCTGATCGACGAGGAGAAGATTCGCTACAGCGGCCGGACCGCCTCGAGCCTGACGGTCATCCAGCGCGGCTATCTGAGCACGGCGGCAGAACATCTCGACAAACGCGAGATCGTATCGGTCATCAACGACCACACCTTCGTGCTGTGCGCCGGGCCGGTGGCCTCGATCGCCGCTGTCCAGATCGACGGCTTCCCGGCGCCGGTCGGAACCTACACCGTCCGTGCCGATCTCGACCCGGCCCGAATCATCTTCAGTGAAAAGCCCTGGGTCAAGAAATTCGCCGAGGCCACCCGCTTCCTCGAGATACAGTTCGACGGAGTGTCCGGATCTAACACCGCCCTGCAGCCGGCCTACGCCTACGACGCCGCCGATCTGGCCACCGCCGCCTGCATCAAGCCCGGCAATGCCGTGCTCGCCCTGATGCAGTACACCGCCAACGTCAACCGGGGCGAGATCCTCAAGGCCTATCTGGCGGTAGAACACTGGGAATCGGGCAATTTTCTCTCCGATTATGCCGAGGTCTGGGTCTCTGGTATAGGGACGGTGGGCCGGCTGTCGCGGCCGAACCTCGCCGATCAGCTTGTCCTCGATGCCGACGTCGACATCGATCATGGCCACAGCCACGAGATCGGCGGCGAGCATGCCCATTCGTTCACCGATCCCAACTTTACGACGACAGACACCACCCCGCATCCGCACGTCGTCGAATCGAGCAAGAACGTG